GCCTGTAAAGTACGCCACGCCCGCGTCAAAGCCCATCTCCAGCGCGTTCTCTGCCACGTCTACAGCTACCTGCCCCAACACATTCGTGCTGTTCTTGATGGTCTGGATGTCCTGCGCAGCACTGTCACTCACGCGGTCGGCGGCGTCATACATCCTGTTCCACATGGTGCGGGACTCTTCACTGTTGTAAGCGTCGATCTGCTTTTTCAATGTATCTTTAGGATTCGCTCCGGCAATCTGGTCTGTAATCAGCTGTCTCGGGGTGTAGGCATTAGCCTGCCCTCTTGCGTAGGCGTCGGCAAGGGTGATTCCTGCATTCATCAGACTGCTTGTGACGTTTTTGACTGTTCCACCAAAGAAGTCTTTTGCTGCGTCGTGCGCTGAGTACGCCCGTGCACCGTTGCCGGCGGCGATGTCTCCCGCTTCCAACTGCGCGCGGATCTCGTCCATTCGCTCGCGGTCTGCAGGACTGCGCCCTGCCAGTTCAAAGCGGCTGCTGAGTTTCCTGTATTCGTCGATCAGCTCCTGCCGGCCCTCCCACTCTGTGGCCTTTCTGGCCTGTCTGGAGGCGTTATAGGAGTCTCGCATCTGGTTGGCATACTCCGCTTGCTGCCGGGCGAGTGCCGTCTGCTGGGACGCTGGGAGGTATGGGCTGTTCCCCATGATCGCAGCATTGCCCAGCAATCCGAGAAGTGCCTGGCCGAAGCTGCTGCGAGCCGTGGCCTGCTCCTGCTGCCGCTGCTGGTACAGCTCCTCCCCGGTGCTCTCGGTGCTGCGGTCAACAAGTCCGCTCTCCTGCAGTGCCCGGTGCCGCTCCCTCGCTGCCAGGTTATCGGCCGCCGCCTGTCCGTACTTCTGAAAGATCGCGTTGGCCCTGTCCGCCGCCGACTTTGTCGTGACGGTCAGCGTCTTCTGCTGTACCGCCGGTGTTCCGGTGCCTCGTGCCTGTGTGCTCGCGGTGGATGTTGTTCTGCCTGTTGCCTGCGCAGCCGCAGGGCGGGAGCTCATCGCTCCCGCCGTGGTCTGTGTGCCGCCGCCGTATTTGGCGGCGATTTTCTGTGCCCTCTGCTGGGCGCTCTCTGTCGGCATGTGCTGCCCTCCTTACCTGGCGCCGCGGCTGGCGTACTTGCCGCCGCCCGTCGTAGTCGTCTTCTTGGTGGTTGTGCCGCTGCTCTTGCTGCTCGTGCTCTTGCTGCTCGTGCTCTTGCTGCTCGTGCTCTTGCTGCTCGTGCTCTTGCTGCTCAGCGTGCTGCCTGGTTTCACGTTGTTCAGGATGGACGTCAGCGTACTCACCGGCGAGCTGGTACTTGCGCTCTTTACCGTTGTGCTGGTGCTCTTGGTTGCACCGCTTCCGCCGATGCTGCCGCTGCTGTGAGAGAAACCGTCGGCGTTGACGCTGGTGCCGCTCGTGCGCTTGCCGGAGCTGGAACTGCTGGTGCTCTTGCTGCCGCTTGCGCTCGCCCCGGCCGGGTTGATGCCCACGCCCGGCGCGGTCTGCGTCATCTGGCCGGACAGCTGCAAGGCATTCTTCAGCGCGTTGCCCAGCTGCGTCAACAGGCTGCCGCTCGATGTACCGCCGCTCGTGTTGCTCGGTTTGGAGACAGACGGTGCCGCACCGGTCACGCCGTCGATAACAGGGAAGAGGGGCGCAGCGCTCGTGCTTGTGTTCTTGGTGCTCGTTGTGCTCTTCTGGTTCGCAGGATTGTCCGGGCTCTGGGCCCAGGGAATTCCACGCCAGTCATAGGCCGGCGTGCTCACGACCGGTGCCGCGCCGGTCACTGCGTCCACAGTCGGTGCTGCGGTGGTCGGTGTGGTAGTTGTTGCGGTCGCAGCTCCGGGTGTTCTCGTGCCAGGCTGAACAGTGCCGGTCCCGGTCGCGCGCCCGGATGTGCTGGGTGTTGTGGCTACCGCCTGGGTGCCGAAGTCGCTACTGTCCATCTGCCGGTACTTCTTGTACAGTGCTGTGTAGTCGCTCTGTTTCAGATCGCCGCTGTTGTACCAGTCCTTAATTTCTTTCAGTACCGCGTCCTTGGTCGCGCCGCCGAGACGCATGGTTTCAAAGGTCTGCGCCGCCGTCTGGTAGTTACCGCCGATCAGGTCGTCCTGCTCCCAGGTGACTGCCAGCCCGCTCGGCGTTGTGTAGCGGGTGGCCGGTGCTGTGTCGCCGTTCTCATCGGTCACGGTCGGGTAGGGGTAGCTGATACCCGCCTGATTAAGTTGGGCATCTGTAGCGCCGCTCAGTTCCTTGAGTCTCTGGTAATCATCCCAGTTGCTGATGAGAGCGAATTGTTTTCCATTGGAGTCGATGTACGGCTCGCCTGTGATCTGTGAAAAGCCGTAGCGTCCCAGAATGCTGTCGATCTCTTCTGCCGCCGCTGCGTCCGCTGCCGTCGGTGCGTTTCCGCTCTGGCTGCCGCGATAGCTGCCGCCGCCATAGCCGCCTCCGCCGGTGTAGGTGGCCGCTGCGGCTGCGTAGGTGCTGCCGCCGCCCAGGTAGTCCGCGAGCGGCCCGGTGATCTGGCCGGTCGCCTGATAGATCTTGAGCGCGTTGTCGAACTCGTTCTGCTTGTCCGCCGCCGCGTCCCGCTCGCGCTGGTATTCGGCGTTGAGCTCGTCCAGATAGCGGCTGTAGTCGGTGGCGTCCTGGCCCTGGAGGTTCTGGAGGTTCTGCTGCATCTGGTTGAGCCGGTCGAGGTACTGCTGGTATTCGTTGTTGCGGTCGCTGGCCATGGCGTTCATCTGCCGCAGGAGCTGGTCGTACTGGCTGTTGTACTCGTTCAGTGCCTGGCTGCGCAGGGTGGGGATCATGTCCGCCAGCTTCCCGGCGTAGTAGTTGGCCTGCTGCTGGGCGGCTACGTTGGCAAAGCTGCTGGCTCTGCCGCCGGTCGCCGCCGATGCCGCGGCGAGCGCGTTTGCTGCGGCACGGTCGCCCTCGCGGTTATAGGCTTTCTTGTAGCTGGAGAAAATCGGGTCGGTGCTCGGGTCGTAGCTGAAGCTCTTCTGGTTGATGATTCTGTCCAGCACGTCCTTGTACGCATTGTCCTGGCTGTACTGGAAGTCTCCATAGTTCCCGATGTCCGACAGCGCCCGGCTGATCTGGTCGCCGTAGGCCGAGTTATACGGCCTATAGCTGCCGATGTCGTCCAGCGCCTGGTTGATCCTGCTGCCATAGCTCGCGGCATAGCTGCGGTTTGCTCCCTCGCCGACGCCGTAGCTCCCGTAATTCTTGCGCAGCTGGTTCATGGCCTCCGTGGCCAGCAGGCGCTGCTCGGCGGTCTGTGCGTTGCCCAGGTCGCGCTTGAGACTCACAAGGCTCAGCCCGTACTCCGGGAACTTCTGTGCCATGGTGAGGTCGGAGGCGTCAAAGCTGCCGGTCAGTCCGGCCGCGTCCGCCGCCCTTGTGAAATCGTCATAGGTATAGTTTGGCATGGTGGTGTCCTCCTACTGTCTGCCTGCCTGGCTCTTGAGCTCGCTGCCCTGGTAGTACTCGCGCGCGATGCTGTAGATCCGGCATCCGCCGACTCCCTCCAGCCGGATGCGGTAGTGATCCGCCCGCTGCGGGATGATGGCCAGGGTATTGCTGCGTTTCTTCTTCTCGGTCAGGGTCCCGCCTTGCGGGGTGATCCACGTCCCGCTGCTGTCCAGCTGGAGCTTCACAGTGCAGCTCGCGCCGGCGTCCAGCTCCAGGCGGATCTGGATCTTGCTGATCCCTTTCTTGTTCGGGCTGTCGTCGGTGAAGTCCGTGAACTCCGCGCTCCAGATAAAGGCCGCTTCTTCCTCCGCCTCGCTCGGCGCGTCCTGGATGTTTCCCGTGATCCAGATCGCGTTGTCGCTGCCGAGGAAATAGAGGTTGCCGTCGGAATAGGCGAAGTGCGTGGCGTGGGTCTCGTCCTCTTCATGCCACAGCCCGCGCTGCGTGTCGTACACAAACAGGTGCCAGCCGTCCTCTCCGTCCTGCATGGAGATGTAGTACTTGAGGCCGTCGCTTCCGGCCACGGCGTTCCTGTACCGCTCCAGGCCAAAGGCGTGCGTGATCGGCTGCGGGATGCCGCCGGTGAACATGCACACGCCGCTGCGCGAGAGATAGAACAGCGTCTCGCCTGCGATGGCCAGGCTGTTCGCGCTGCCATGCGCAAGGCCGAGTGTGGCGCTGCCCATCACTTCAAAGTTCGATGGGATGCTGCCGTATACTTTGTAGATGTTCTTCTCCTTGAAGAAGGTTGGGTAACCCAGATAGCTGATCGCCCCGGTGAACACGCCGCTGCTGCCGGTGTCCACGGCGAAGGCGTCGGTGTCCAGTCCGTCATACACATAGAAGTTGAAGGGGTCGCCCAACTTGGAGGCGAAGATCGTGGTCTCGGTGCATCCCCACAGACGGTTCTCATTCTCCAGCAGATACTTGAGCTCCGGCACCTTGCGGGTAAAACGTATATTCCCGCCGCTGTCTGTCCCGTTGGTAAAACTATCCTCGTAGAAGTGTGCTTCGTGTCCGTCGATCTCGCGGATGATGACGGTAATGTTGTTGGCTGTGATGGTGCTGCCGGTGATGGTGATGGCGTCGCCCACCTTGAACATGTCCGCCCAGTTGATGGTAGAGCAGAAGATCGTGTTGGCGCTGGCCGGTTCGCCGAAGAGGGTGCCGTCCCGGAATTCAACACTGTCCGGAACTTCTGTCAGCCCCACACCGATCTCGTATTCCTCGTCGTTGAAGTCTGTATAGGAGTTCACCATCCCCGGTGCCGTCTCCGCCTCCAGGCGACCAAAGCTGCCATCGTAGATATTGTAGTAGGCCATGTCCGGCGCGATAATGATGTAGCCGTTCATGGCAGCGAAGCTCTTCTCGCTGTCCTCGACCGTGCCTTTCAGCTCGCCGTCGTAGTAGAAGTCCGTGCCGTCTACCCAGCACAGTTTCTCCCACACAAACAGGCCGTTGCCTTTGGCCAGCTGCTTGAATTTCTTGCGTCGGGCTCTCGTGGCCAGCAAGGGGTAGTAGTCGCTGCACAGGTTGCGCATGGTATACAGCTCGCCGTCTCCCGCTCCTTCGTTGTGGTTCAGCCCGGAAAACTTGCTCTGCTTTCCTTTGGTGATGTTGTCCGCATACGCGGCGTTCGGTAGTCTCATGTGGTCCCTCCTGGTACATAGGGCAGGCCGTTGATGTACACGTTGCCCTTGATGTCGGTGCGCTGGCCGGTCTTACCGAAGATGGCGTTGCCGCTGTCGTCCACACTGATACTCTTCTTGAGCTGCGCCATCTCTTCGATCAGGGCGGTGACGTCGTTGCCGATGTTCGTCACGTCTGTGCGCAGACTGGAGATCAGCGCGGCGTTGGCCGCTGCTGCCGCTGTCGCGGCGTTCACATCCTCGCGCAGTTTGGCGATGTCCGCAGCAGCTCCGTCATTGTTGTTCGGGCCGTTCTTCCACAGCTCCAGTGCTGCGATGCGCTGCACCTGCGCGGAGTCCGCCGCTGTCAGGTTGGCGATGCTCTGCTGTTGGGCGAGGCTTGCCGCCTGGAGATCGTCGATGTCTCCCTCCGCCGTGGCGAGGCGCGTGCCGTGGTCCTGGTCCGTGGCCTGTAATCCCTCGATGGCTTCCTCCGCGTCGGCCACGCGGTTCTGCAATCCCTCCAGGTTGCTGACGCGCCGGGACAGTCCGGCCACGGTCTGGTTCGTCTGGTTGAGCTGCGTGGCCAGCGTCACGAGCTCCTGCTGGATGTCCTCCTTGCTGGCCTCGCTCCAGTCCAAGATAGCCTTGGAGTTAAAGTTGGTCATGTCCAGATTGTTCAGCGTGTAGCGCAGCTGCTCCACCAGAATACGCAGATAGTTGAGCATGCTGTCGATCTGCTCCTCGCTGGTCTCTTCGCCCGTGAACGTTGGAAAGTTGGTGTCGATGTATAGGAAATTCGATGGCATAGCTTATCCTCCTTGATGCCGGAACGGGGAAGCGGTCGCCCGCTCCCCCTCGGCTCCCTTTATTCGAGATCCTCCACGCCTGGCCCGGTCATAAACGGCAGCTTGTCCGGCGTGATCTCCTGTACGACCATCGCGCCGGCGGCGCCGGCGGCGTCGCTCATGCCCTCGCCGATGATGTACCCGACCACGGCGGCCGCCTGCAGGATCACGCCCGAGACGGTCTGTGCTGTGCTCTCCTTGCCGCCGAAGGCCAGAATCAGCCCAGACACGAGGGCAGCCACGGCCAGCCACAGCTTGCGGCTGGTCAGCTTGCGGATGATGTCTTCTTTCTTCATGGTGGTTGCTCCTTTCTTATCCAATAGCTAACCAATGGTTAACCAATGCCCATGTGGGTGAACGCCAGTGCCAGCAGTGCCCCCACAACAATCCCGATCACGGTCTTGACCAGGTCGTCCCAGCGTTTGCCGGGCTTCTCAGCCAGGCCCGTCACCGTCTTCTTGATCGACGACACATCATCCTTGATGTGCCCCTGCTCATTGGCCAGCACCTTGATCGTGCTGACCATCTCGCCGTAGTCCTCCAGTTTGTCCTGCATCTGATCAATCCGGTGGGTGTTGCTGCGGCTCCGCTGGTCCACCTCGGTCAGCATGCGGATCTGCTCCTCATTCATTGGCTGCCGCCTCCTTCCTTTTCGATCAGCTCCGCAAAAACCTGCGGTGTGCACACGCCGTCTGTGGGAAGCTTGATCCTCGCCTTGAATTTATTCAGCGCCTCGGCCGACGCAGGACCGAACTCGCCGTCGTACACACCGCTGAGCAGCTGGCTGTTTGAGGGTGCGCAGCCCTTGAGCGCCAGCAGCGTCTGCATCAGCCGCACGTAATAGCCGCGATCGCCCTGGCGCAGCTCCGGCAGCAGGCACACAGCGGCAAACAACGTGCCGTCGGCCAGCTCGTCCGGCTCCGGCTCGGCCGGGATCGTGCCATCTCCGCGCAGGCGCAAACAGCAGTCCCAGGGAAACGAATAGAACGCGCCGGTACGGATCTCGCGCCCCGTCTGGTCGCCCGGCTCGGGATGGCCGCCGGAAGTGCTGGCCCAGACCATCTGCCCGTGGCCGAGCGACATGGCCACATGGTCGCGCTCGTTGAGCAGGATATCCCCGGGCATGCAGCCCTCGCCGGTGGCAAGGTTGACAAAGGCGCTCACGTCGGCAAAGCCGCAGGCAAGGAAGGCCGCCTTCATGTTGCCGGTGTAGCTCGCGCCCGCGTCGCGCACCGGCACGCCGACCGTCTGCCAGACGTGGATCAGAAAGCTCGAGCAGTCGTAATCCGGCCCCCAGCGGTTTG